CTCGGCCAACGTGACCGTGCCCACGTAGTTGATCTCGGACACCTCGCGGTAGTTGGCGAAGGAGTTCGCCACCTCCGAGCGCGCGGCCAGGTGCAGCACCATGTCCGGCTGCACCCGGTCCACCACGTACTCCACCTGCGACACGTCGCGCAGGTCGCAGAAGTACTTGCGGTACTGCGGGATCTGCGGGTTCTTGGCCATCGACGCCGGACGCTCGTAGATGCCGTGCAGCTCATGCTCGGCGAAGGTCTCCACAAGGTACTGGCCGATGAACCCGGACACCCCGGTGATGAGGATCCTCATACGGGCGCCCGGTTGGGGTTGCTGGCGACGATGAACGCCCCAACGACGGCGCCGTCGGTCGTGGCCGTCGACGTCACCGACACCCGCAGGTACTTCTTCGTGCCCTTGTAGCCGACCACCGCGATCGCGTCCGCCGCCGCCAGTGCCGGCTCGGCGTTGTCCAGGTAGGCGTCGGCGACCGCCGTGTACGTCACGTTGTCGGGCGAGTCCTGCAACTCGAACGTGAACGTCCCGTCGGTCCAGGCGCCGGTGAACATGACGGCCATGACCGAGCGGAAGTTCCCGCTCCACGCCACGCCGGCGCCGTTAGCCGTATCGTCGGCGTCGACGAGCGCGACCGGCAGGCTCGCCGACACCAGTGCGGCGTTCGACAGGGTCTCGATCATCCGGTGGCCTTCTTCGGCGCAGACTTGGCCGCTTCAGCGGTCAGCAGAGCCTTCGTCGCCGCCAGCTCCTCGCGCAGCTTCTCCAACTCGGCCTGCTTCTCGTCGTACTCCGGCGGGAAGAACAGGTCCTGGTGCTCCCTGACGAACGGGTCGTCCTCACGCCAGCCGATCGCGGCGCGCAGCCACACGCCACCGTTCGGGCCGCCGACGTGCATGTCCTGGACCGGGAAGACCTTAGCCATGCTGATACTCCTCTGGGTAGGCCGCGGCGAGGTACTCCCGTTGGGCCAGCATTGCCCGCTGTGCCCGGTAGCCCTCCTCCGTGACGAGGTGCTCCTTGATGTGGCCGATGGCCACGCCTGTGTGAACGTGGACGCTGGAACCGACCGCGGCGACGCGGAAGCAGAACGTGGCGTCCTCGCCCGAGCGCTGACCGCCCAACTCGCGCTCCTGGAACCAGGGGTATGCCCTGGAGAAGTCACGGTCGCGGATCCGCTCCAGGATCGAACGGTGCACGAGCAGGAACGCCGCCCCTGTCGCCGCGACGCGGAACAGGCCGTCGGGCTCCCAGGTCTCATACCGGATCAGCTCCGGCTTCTCCTGGCTGCCGACCAGGTCGAACATGGTCGGCCACAGCAGGCCCGTGTCGGCCTCCTTGGCGAAGCACAACCCACCGACGACTGGGTACTTGTCGGGGTCGGCCACCTCGAGCAGGCGGTGCAGGGCATCGGCCGGCCAGACCATGTCGCTGTCGATGGACAGCAACCACTGCGCCGGGCTGGCCAGGAACCACTCCACCAGGGCGTTCCGCCCGGCCGAGATGTTGGCACTGCACCGCACGAAGTTCCAGCCCGCGATGCGGTTGCCGTTGTGCCGGTCGTAGCCGATGGTGCGCAGCAGGCAGTCGACGAAGGCCGAACTGACCGCGCCGGGGTTGACGTTGCCGATGACCACGTCGTCCGTGGGCACGACTGAGGACCCCCGCGCCGGCGGCGGAGGGGCTGAAGGTTCGCTCATTGCTCTCCCAGGAAGAGGTGTGGGGCCGGATCCTGGGTCCGGCCCCACGCTACATTTCGGCCGGCGGCCCTCGCCCGATCTGCGTCTCACGCAGCGGCGAACAGTGCCAGCTGTCGAGTTTGTGCAACGTAGGCGGCAGCCGCGCGAAGGCGGTTTGCATCCTCACGCATCAGCCCGATTGCTCGGTTACAGTCACCGCAAAGCGCCGAGCGAATGCACAGGCCACAGGAACTGCCCTTGGCGGCGCAGCACTGGTGGTCATGGTCGATCGTTAGATCATCCGTCGCGGCACAGATCGCGCAGCCAGCCGCCATGAGTTCCCGGTATCGCTCAACTGAGATGTGATACACCGCGGTGATCACCCGATACCTGTTTCGACACTTAGCCGAACAGAACTTGTTGATACCGAAGTTGCCCTGAGCGCCGGATCTGCCGAAGTCCTTGCCGCAGAGTCCACATTTATAGCGCCAGACCCTTGCATCGGTCGTACCGGTCGTATGCCAGCGCATGTAGTGCATTCCGCACCACGTCCGTGCCCTGACGGGCTTCGTGCAGCCGCTGATCGAACATTGCACTCGCCACCACCTTCTCCGGAAAGGCGGGAGCGCCTGCATTCGGAGTGCAGGCGCTCCCTAATCCCGATGATCAGTCGGGACTGCTCCTTGGACTACCTACGCAAGCGGCACATCCGCAGTCACGAGATTCAGCTGCAGGAGGGCGAATGCCCCAACGTCTGCCACATCGGCACCGACACGCCACATCGCGAACCATCCGGCCTCCCCTGTCGGCCTTGAGTTGGTTCGTCCCATGACCATTGGATTGTACTGCAAAGTCATACCAATTCGGTCTACGATGTAGTACTGGGAGAAATCGCCCGCCAAGAGCACGAGCCCCGCCGTGGTGATCGCCGACTCCATCGAGGACGCCTCGTACGCGGGTGCGCCAAGCAGTTCCGACGGACGGCCCATGCCCAGGTTCGCCCAGAACGCGGACGAGCCGGACGTGTCGAACTGGCGGATCTTGGAGTAGATCTTCTTGTTCGCCAGCCACGCCATGCGGTCCTGGTAGCGGGCCGAGATCGCGTCGCCGGTGTTGTACACGTCGCCGACGGCGAGTGCGTTGGTCGCAGCGGCAGCGACGAGTTGTGCGGTGACCGCGGCGACCGCGGCGACGATGCCCCGCGGGCGGGTGGCGCCGGTGTTGCCGGTCGCGAACGCGGCGCCTTCGAGGCGGGCCTTCGCGTCGGCGAGCAGCCTGGACAACTCCGAGGAGAAGTTGGAGTCGGCCAGGATCTCGTACGAGCCCGCGACCCAGGTGTCCGCGCGCTTGGGGGTGATGGTGATCTGCGAGACGGTGACGTTGCCGTCGGTCGCCTCCGCGGCTTCAGCCGTCCAGCCCGCGGTCGCGCCGGCCGACGTGACGTAGGACGCCGTGTCGGTGGCGGTCTGCTTGATGGTGGCGATCTGCCGCAGCGGGTCCTTGATGCCCGCGTTGGTCAGGATGATCGTCGGGTCCAGCGTGAACGGTCGCTCTTGTTACTCCCCAGCCATTGGCCGGAGGGGCTGGTCATTTCTGCCAGCCTCTACACGTCTCCGTGTAGGCCAGACTATATCTTTATCTCTCTATGCCCTGATTTGCTCGATGAAGTCGGCCAATGACCGCAGGATCACCGGATCCTCGTTCGCCAGTCCCAGCATGGTGTTGCACCGGTTGCACAGCAGTGCGCGGACTTGGCCTGATACGTGGCAGTGATCGATGCACCAGCCCTTGGCGCCCGGTTCGTCGGTGTCACAGCCAGGACAGCGGCCGTTTTGCTCGGTGAGCATCTGGTCGTATTCATCCTGGGTTAGCCCGTATTTCCGAAGTCGTCGGCGCTGCTCGTGCGCGACCCGATGCTTTCGTGGGTCAGTTCGGCAGTTGTCGCATACGACTACGCCCGGTTGGCGTTTCGCCTCGGGCACTGGAGTCTGGCATTTGTGACAGCGGCGCACCGCGGTGCGCTTCCGTGCCCGTTGGTCCTCTTTCGTGGCCCTGCACGTGCTGCACCACCGTGGCATCGGCCCCGTCTTGGGAACCGAGATGGTGGCGCCGCAGGATTCACACTGAGTGTCCGGACGAGGGGCGCGCGGCTTGTAGTGCCGGGCCGCTTTCTCGCGGCCCAGTCGGCGCCGGTACTGGATCTGGCAATCCATTGAGCATGTCTTGTCGATCCGCCGGCGTGGAGCGAACTCGTCGCCGCAGATCTCACACTTGGCGGGGTCTAGCACCGCACAAGAGTACATGACGATTGTGGGTTAGAGAGATATCCCGTACATAGTCGTTGAACCTTCCCGTCGGCGCTAGGCCAGGCGGGCTCGGCTGCTGATTGTCCCTACCGTCCACTTCTCGAACCGTCGCACTCGGGTTTTCACCCCACGCTGTGGTGTGGCCGTCTAGCGGGATGTTCCAGCAATTCTCGGGATTTACACTGGCGCCTCGCGGCGTCAGGAGGCCATCTTGACCAGATAGCCGCCGGCCGAGTCGGTCAGCGACATGTTCGCGCGCAGCAGGTCGCCCGGGAACCCGGTGCGCATGTACTCGCGGAACTGCTTGTGGTACTCCGGCGAGCCGGTGAGCAGGATGTGCCGCGCGATCAGCGGCGCCTGGCGCGAGTCCTCGTCCTCGGCGAACTGGGTCAGCAGCGTGGCGACGTGCTCGCGGCCCTTTTCGTTGAGGTGCCGCGGGGCCTGCTCCACTGCCCGCCGGGCCCGGGTGATGATGTCGCCGGTGTCGTAGCGGTTGGCGCGGATCATGCTGATCTCGCGCTCCTCGTAGGGGTCGAATCCGGGCCTGACGCTCGGGCCCGTACCGCCCAGGTAGCGCGAGCCGTCGCCCGCCTCGACCCTGGCCTCGTCGCGTGCCGCCGCGGCCACATCCTCCAAGCGCTGCGCCCGCGCGATGAGCGGAACCCGCTCCTCGACGAGAACGTCGTGGCGGGTCAACAGGTCGTCGGTCTCGGTGGCCCGCAGCTCGAGCTGCTTGGACCGGGTGACCTCGTCGCCCTCCGGCTCGTCCATCAGCTTGATCTCGTTGAGCCGGGCCCGGATGAGCTTGAGCTCCTTGTCCACTTCCAGCAGTCGGTCCACTTACATGCCTCTCAGGATCTGCTCGACGCGGATGCGCCGGGCGATTTCGGACTGCGACCGACCGGAGTGCTGACCGTTGGTGAGCGGCTCCTCGGGCCCGGCTTCCCTTGTGGAAGTGGGGGTTGGCGTCTCCGGCTCCGGTGAAGTGGTGGACGCGTTGGCGCGGATCAGGTTCGCCAGGTCGTCGGCACTGAGGCCGAGTTGACCGGCGAGCGAGCGGATGGCCAGGATCTCGGCGCCGACGTTGACCGGCACGGGGGTCGGTCCGTAGTCGGTGAGGCCGAGCTCGTGGCGGGTGACCATGGTGCGTCGTCCGTCGCGTCCGAGGACGTAGCGGCGGTTGTTCGGGGTGGAGCGCACGATGCGGCCACGGAAGGACTGGCCCTCGATGGCGCCGTTGCGGATGGCGTCCAGGACCCGGTCGGCGTCGGGGCCGGGGTTGTAGCGGGTGATGGTCTTCAGGCCGCGGCCGTCGGGCTTGATCTCCAGCGGCTTGCCCAGCGGGACGCTGTACGCGTCTGAAGGTGTGCCGTGCACGGTGAAGCCGTGGTTGTACAGGCACATGGCGCGGGCAATGTTCCCGTCGGCGAGCCACTTGTTGAACGCGGACCGCTCGACGAGTTCGTCGTACTCGCCGTACTGGTCGGACACGGGGTACGCGGTGTCGAAGACGGTGGCGTAGGCGACGACGGTGCGGCCGTCGGAGTGGGCGCGGGAGATCTCGATGCCGTCGAGTGGCCAGAAGCGCTGGTACCGCAGGATCTCGCGGTGTGTCGGCTGGACCGGATGAGCGACCTCGGAGCGCGATGCCTTGCCCGCCGCGGACATCTCCGCGAACTTGGACCGGCCGTACTTCCTACGCCCGATGTGTGCCGCCAGAGCCTGCGGGTTGCGGGCGCCCTTGGCTTCCAGCGCGTCAGCGAGGGTGTCGAACCTACTCATCGCCGTCCTCCGCGTGCATCGCCTCCGCGAGGGAGGCCAGTTCGTCGATGTCGTCGTCGGACATGGCGGCGCACAGTTCGGCCAAGTCGGTCTCAGCTTCGTCGTCGGTGATGTCCGCGACGGCTGCGCGCAGAACGTCATACATGGCTGACCTCGCAGTCGAGTCGTCGGCCTGGGGCTTGGTGTAGCGGGAGCGGGGCTCGCGGCGGAATGTCGACCCACACGGCTTGGTCCACGTCTTAGGGGTCACTCGTCCGCCTCTTCCTCGCCAGGAAGGGCGGTCGTCGACAGGCGCCGCAGCGCGCGCATCAGCTCGGTGGCCTCGTCCACACTCAAGTCCATCGAGTCGAAGTCGTCGGTGTCGAACTTGCGGCCCAGGCGGATCAGGTCGTCGGGGCCGTAGCCGACCAGGAACTCGTTGCGCTCCTGCCAGTCGACCAGGCCGTTGCGCGGGTCCGGAGGTCGGGCGCCCTTGCGAATCAGGCCGGTCTGGTGGTCGATCGCCCAGTCCAGGTCGTCGGCGAGTTCGTCGGCCTCGGCCTGGTCGAAGGATTCCGCGAAGACGTGGTACCGCTCTGGCTGTTCAGCCGCGACGTCGATTCGCAGATAGCCGTCTGCTGCTAACTCCACATAGGCGCCCGGCGCGAACTCGTCGTTGTCGACGGTGTCGCCGTAGTCGTCGCGGATTTCGTCATTGCTGTAGCTCTTGCCAAAGATGTCCAGACCGAAGACCGGTTCCCAGTCGTGCCGGTACCTCTGGCCCGGGTGTGGAACACCGCGCTCGATGTCCGCATCCGGAACCCGTGAGCGCTTGATGCACGGCGACAGGTCGTAGGCGGCCAGCAGCTTGCCCACCAGCGTCTTGGACGCCTTGCCTGTGGCCTTGAGGCCGAGTTTGCGCTGGGCAGCCTTGACCGCCTCCGTCGTGGCGGGGCCGTACTTGCCGTCCACGGCGAGCTTGCCCAGCCCCAACGAGGACAGGAGTTGCTGCATCTCCTTGACCGTGGCCGGGTCGTTGTCCTCACCCGGGGCCAGGGTCTTGAACCGCGCCGACGACGCCTTGCCGATCGGCTCTGGCGCGGCCTTCGCAGCCTTGCGCGGTGCAGGTTTCGCGGTCGGGGACTTCTGGCTGACGGTGAACTGTCCGCCGGTGTCGGAGCCCTTTGGGTCACGCTTGTACTCGCGGGGGGCGGTCACTGCACCTCCCTCAATGCGAAAGGGCACCGCCTTAGCGATGCCCTCTCAGGTCCCGTTGGACAACAGCCTTGGCCGCCGGCGAGATCGACGCGAATACGTCGCGTGAGCCTTGCGAACTGCTGCCCAACGGTGCGCCGCCGGCAAGATGAAACCCAGTTACGCTGGGCCGACCAAGCGGCGCTAGTCGGAATCTAGCAGGGTCAACGGCGCCTAGCCCGGGCCGACCCGCTCGCCGCGTGGCGGCTTGCCGTGCGCGACCCGTGCCTTGTCGCTGCCCGCCGCGTACCCGAAGACCTCGATGTACCACCGGGAGACCCACTTCTTGAGGACCTCGATGGGCTTGTCGGGAACCTTCTCCTGGAGCAGTGCTAGCAGCGTCGTCCAAGGTTTGGGTGAGCCGACCCACCGGGCCAACCCCGGACCCCTCGTCCAGTAGTGATGCAACTCGTCGTTTCCGGGCGCCGTGGTATCCGTACCCGCTGCGCGGGAGGCCTCGTCGTACAAGTGCTCGAGGGCGAGGTCCCACTCGTCGACAGGTTCGTCGCCATCGTTCTGCTCTGCACGACGCAGATCGCCTGGGTCTGCGTCCTGGGAACGCCGTGCCTTCTTCTGCATCGCCAGCGTCGGCGCCAATTCGTCCACTTGCTCTGGACTGAATCCCATTGCCTTCAGTCGCGTCCGCTTCTGGCGGACGGTGAGGCCTTCAAGCGTCGACGGGTCGAACCCGACCGGCGCGATTGCCAGCGGGGCTGGGAGGGTCGGGCGTACGTTGCCCACAACGTCGCCTTCGATGTCGGGACTTGTGTCCGCATCGGGATTGAACTCCCAATTCCAGTACGAGCCGACCGGAACGACGGGGCTCGTTACCCGCCGGCCAGTTTCCGCGTCGTGGCCGACGACGCGGCGATAGGGCGTCAGAAGAGCCTTCGTGGGCTCGCCATTCTCATCGACCCGCTCGATGCGCTGAACCAAGACACGAACGACCCGCGACTGATCCGGCGAACCTTCAGGGGCATTCTCGAACGACGAAGGGTCGTCGGGGTTTCGGTAGCCGTGGATGACGGCTCCACGGTTGACCTTGGTCAGCGAAATGCGGTGCTCGGGGGTCACCTGGGCCGGCAGGACGTCGCCGGTGAGCGCGCCTCCCGCCGTTGCGTTCCTGCCGCCGACAGACTGTGGGCTGATCCGGAAGAAGTCACCATCGGCCGTGGACTGCTTGTCGATCCACCCCTTGTCCGCCAAGGAGTCGAGGCGTTCGTGGCGGGCCGCCGGCAGGTCGCTCTTCTTGACCCACCCATTCTCGGTGAACCGGCCCGCTTGGCTGAGATCCTGCAGGGAGAGCAGCTCGTCCTGCGAGAGCGCCGCCGGATCGGCTTCTCCGGGCTCCGCCGCCGCCGCCTTGGCTAGTGCATTCGGCGGCGTCTCGGGCATTCCGGGCTGCGGCACGCGATGCGGTATTCCCGCGTCATCGAGCTGCCGGGCTGGCGCGGCAGACGCACGCTCGACAACCGTGGCTGTCCGATTCAGCACGACCAATTGCGGCTGTAGCTCGTCGTCGTTCCGGACGTCGATGACGTCATACCCACGCAGGGCGGCGAAGCGACCAATATCCTTCGTGACCGACCGCATCGGTGCGGCCTCGGCCAGCGCGGATTCGTACGAGTCGTAGACCCTCTTGCGGCCCTCGGTGGTCGCCTCGCGGGCGGCCTCGGCCATCATCCGCTTCTTCACGGCACTCAAGGCCGCGTCTTCGGCTGCTAGTTCGTCGGCATGATCTCGTTCAAACTTGCGATGCTCGGCGACCAGCTTCTTCAGTCTGACCATCTTGGCGTCGCGACGGATTCCGATCCGGATCACTTCACCATTGGTGCTCTCGGGATACCATCGGCCGGCACCGAGGTTGGCGTCTTCGAGATTCACCGCGACATAGGTGCCTGCGCCGTACACTCCACCGCCGGGGAAGTGATCGCCGGACTTGTACGCCTCGGCAAAGTCGGCGGCGGCCTCACCATTGAAGCCACGGTAGGTCTGGATGATCTCGCCGGACGCGACGGCTCGGTCGAACTCCTCCGAAGTGACCGTGTCGGGCTGCCCGTTAAAGCCCTGCTGCTCCTGGATGGCATGCATGCGCCAGTCGCCTCGGTCGCCCCGGCTTGGTGTGGCCTGCAGTTCGGGGTAGTCGAACCCCTCGCTGATGTTCCGGCCAACGACCGGGCGATCTGCCGGCACCGCGGCCTTCGCGGGTGCCCTCTTCCTGGGTGCAGCCTTCTTCGCGGGCGCTTCGGGCTCGTCCGCCTTCGTGTCGTCGTCGCGCTCGCTTCGCGACGAAGCACGCATGTCCTTGTACAGCGCAAGCTTGATCTCGTCGCTCGACGCGCCACGCCGTGGCGTCAGCCGGTCCGCGCGGTCGTTGTCCCCGGCGGCGCGGGCCTTGTCTGCCAGCTCCTTCGCCGTCTTGCGCAACTGCTCGCGGGAGAACTCGTCCAACGGGTCGTCTGGGCCTTCACCCTTGAGCCAATCCGCCAGCGCGTCGGTGAGACGGTCGGACAGCTTGCGGAACCGGCCGCCGCCCTTGTGACCTGTCGGGATCCGCTCGCCGACCCCTTCGCCGTAGCGGGCGCGGGTCGCGGTTCCGTCAGGAGTGGCCGGAGTAAGCAGTCGGATCAGGCGCAGCGCCTCGGCCACGTCCAGGGTGGCGCGGCTGTCACCCAGATCATCGAGGGTGGCGATCTCCGGATCGTTGTGCGGGACGGCCCCCAGTATGATCTGCGGACCCATGGATGGGTCGTCTGTATAGACCTGGTAGTGAATGTCTGCCCACTCGCCGCGCTCGACCCCGTCGGCAAGGGTGCGGAACGTATCGAGCGCCTCCGCTTCGCGCTCGAGAGCCTGCCGCTCGTCGAACAGCCGCTGCGCCGTCTCGGCGTCGGGCGCGTCCATGACATCGTTGGGCCCCTTGCCCTCGAATGCCATGTCGAGGTGCTCGTCGTAACGCTTCTCGGCAGCATCAAGGCGGTCGTACAGTGCGTTGTCCTCTTTGTCGGCCTTGACCGCAGCAGAGACGGCCTGAGTCAGGGTCGACCGGAGCCGTTCCACGCTGGCCTCGTCGAGACGGGCGGTGTACCCGGAGGCGTAACCGAAATTGAGAGACATCGCGTCGAGCGCGTCGTAGCGCGCCTGCTGTTCCGCCGTCAAGCCCAGACCACTGTCGTCGATCAACTCGTCCAGGTCCACGAACTCGGCTTGCAGCCGGCCTCGGTCGGCGTTGGTCATGCCCGGGCCACCACGCCACGGCCCACCGTCGTCATCGCGGCTTCCGAATCGTTGGTCACCAACGCCGATCCTCAGCATCAACGACGACCCATTACGGGTGGTCGCGGCCAGCCGGACGGTTCCCGAATCCCCGGCCACCTTGTCGCTGCCGACGAACTCCTCGCCTGGTTCCAGTCCGATCCGGTGGGCCAGTTTCAGCGCGTCCCGCAAGATCCCCGTAGCGGTCCATTCGCCACCGCGCTCGCCCGCGCGAACCCGGGGTTGCTCGGGGTCGAAGCGGCGGGACACCTCATCCACCGCGAACGCCAGGGCCCGGGCGATCTCGTCGTCCCGGTCCGTCCTCGCGTCCGAGCGCAGCGCGGCGAAGTCGCGGGACTTGTCCTCACCGCCCGGCGTCCCCGGGGGGCGGGACTCGATGTCCTCGACGAGTGCCTGCGCCCACTGCGGCAGATCATCCCAGGTCAGAGCGTCGACACTGGCCGAAAGGACGGTGGCCCGCTCGTGCGGCTGCACGGGATGCCGGCCCAGGGCCTGGCCGAGGCGCTGCGACAGTTCCGGCGTCATTCCTGCACCACCACGGCCGACCGGTTCAGGATGTTGTACTGGAAGTGGCCTTCCCCGCCCGCGACCGCGCCACCGGGAATCCGCACCGCGTCGTAGCCCCGTGCCGCCGCGTAGCGGCCGATGTCGGTGAACGCGGCGGTGCGGGCGTCGCTGGGGATGTCCTCCCACGACGGGAAGCCGAACGCGTTCAGCACGACAGGTGCCTCCGCGTAGACGCCACGCAGGTAGGCGTTGTGCTCCTCCTGCAGGTCGGCGTAGTCGACGATCCGCGCGTGCGGTGGCAGCGCCATGCGCATCGTCTCGCCGACCTGACCCGAGGATGTCTCGTTGCGCCAGCCGTGCTGGGCGTATTCGTCGGCGGCGGACTCGGACGTCGTGGTGTAGGTCCCGTTGCCGAACGTGCCGTTGCCGAAGTGCAGGTCACCGGTGCGGTACTCCTGTGCCAGTTCGGCGCCGGACCGGCCGGAGTCGACATGATCGGCCACCCCGCGGAACACCTCGATGTGGCCGCTGCGGACGAGGCGGTCCATCTCGGTCCTGGCCACCACCTTCGGTGGGCCGTCGAAGCCCTGCGCCTCGACGATGGCGCGTAGCCGCTCGTCGCCGCGAGGACCTATGCCGGTGTCGGGGTCCTCGTGCTCGGTTGCCGCACGTGACACGTCCTCGGCCAGCGCCGCGCCCTTGTCGTCGGCGGTCAGGTCCTTGCCACTGCCCGGCCCGGACCCCTTGGGCCGCTTCGTCGGTGCGGCCTTCCTGGCCGCGGCCTTCTTTGCGGGCGCCTTCGGCTTGTCGGGGGTCTTCCCGCCGGTGACGTGGCCCAGCAGTGCGTCGGCCACACCGTCACGGTCGGTGCCTTCGGGGATGTCGATCCCGCGCTTCTGGGCGACCTGCCGCAGCGGGGCCTCGTCGAACTCGTCGAACGGGTTGGCGTCCTTGCTGCCCTTGCCCGACTTGAGCCCGTCAACGATCCGCTGGGCGATCGATCGGAACCTGCCACCGCCGGCCGTGCCCTTGGCGTTACGGGGGTGCAGGGCCTCGTTGAACGCGCGGGCACGTCGCAGGGCACCGAAATCGACCGGCTCCTCACCGAGGAACTCGGTGATTCCCTCGTCGATCTGCGCCGCGTCGTCACTGAGGGCGCCCTCCACGGGCATGCCGTCGGGTCCGACCGTTCCGGAACCTGGTGGTTGCAGCTGCACCGACATGAGGCCGGAGTGCTTGAGGAGCAGGATGTTGCGCTGCTGGGTGGCCTGCGTCATCGAGTCGGGCTCGAAGCCCTCCCGCACACCCTTGGTGACGGTCTCAACCTCGGTGGCGAAGATGTCGGCGGCGTCCTTGGCGTCCTCGCGCATGAACGGGATCGCCCGTTCGCGGATCCACAACTCGTAGCCGTCGGGCGGGTCCACGAAGGTCTGCAGCGTCGCGCACAGGTCCTGCCACAGCCGCATCAGGGTGATGTCGGCGACGAGGCGGCGGGCGGCCGTGAAGTTGCCGGCGTTCAGGCTTGCGCCCTGCAGGCCCTCCGACAGCCCGACGATGGACGGGTGCGTCCCGGCCAGGGCCGCTATCCTTGTCTCATTTGCCCCGACTGTCGCTTTTAGTTCGAGTTGTTGGAAGGTGCTCGCGGCGAGGGTGACGGTCGCGCCGCCGCCGATGTACTGGGCCTTGTAGGCGTTGCGCGAGCCGGCGTGGGCGAGCTCGTTGCCCTCGCGGAACTTCTTGAACTGATCCGCCGTCAGCGTCGCCGGCAGGGTGTAGATCGGGCCGAGCTGGGTCCCGTTCTCGAAGAAGCTGAGCTTGTGCTCGGTCGCCGCGATGTCGCCCTGAATGTCGCGAAGGGCGCTCATCATCCACGACATGCCGACGTACTCGGCGCCAGGTAGGGGCTGGGGCGACCAATGGGCCACCTCGTCGACGAGGTAGGCCTTGCCGCCCTCGATGCCCGTCCCGCCGGGGGTGTAGACGTACCCGATCACATCGACGTCGTACTCGACCAGCGGATCCCCGGACAGGACGATGTACATCCAGTCCGGACGCCGCCACCGCAGCCGATCCCCGTCGTTGACGACGAACGCGTTCCCGCACAGGTCCACGTCGGTGATCATTTTGGCGAGCAGCTCGCCGGTGGTGCCATTCGGCCACGGGTTGTCCAGCACCGCCAGGCCGTCGTCGTGCTTGAGCTTGCCGGCACCGTCCTCGGTCAGTTCGCGCCAGGTGAACCTCGCCTGGCTGACGAGATCCCTGCGTACCCGCATGCACGCGCCGACCACGCTGGACGACCCGTAGGCCTGCTGGGCATAGGCCGGATAGGAGTTCGGGATCTTCTCGGCCGGTTTCCCGCCGACCATGTACGACGACGAGTTGTACGCGCCGAACCCGCCGCCGTTGCTGGCGACCCACGTCATCCACTCGGCCAGGCTGTAGCGCGCGATCTCGGCCCGTGGTGCCGGACGGCGGCGCCGGGCGGAACGCCGGCTCACGAGGACCCGTCAGGCTGCGGGGTCAGGTTCACGGCACTCCCTCACGTCGGCGGGAAGGAGGCTCACTCGTACATCACCCAGGGCTGGATCACGTCTGCCGGGCGGGTCACCCAGCCGTACGCGGCGTCGGTCACGGCCTTGATCGGGGACATGTCCACGTCGGTCTTGCACTCCCAGGCGTGACCCTCGTTCAGGGTCCGCTTCGTCCCCCGACGAACCGAGGTCGTCAGAGGTTCGGCATGGACGTCGGAGCGCCAGAACAGCCGCCGGTCGAAACGCTGCTCACCCTGCGCCAACTCGCGGGGCTTGGACGACAGCGCGTCGTAGACGATCCCCCAGCCGGCCGCGGCCTCCCGCGCCGTCAGGGTCCGGACCTCGAGCTGGTTGCCCGCAGGATCGGTGGCCTCGACCTGCTTGAGCGCCCGGTTCAGCGGCTCGGTCATTGAGTTCGTCGCCCCGGAGGGGTCCAGGACGATCCCGGCCGGATGCCACTTCTGCGCGAGCTCCACCATGCGGGTGATCGGCCAATCCCCGTGCGGGCGGTGCTCGACCACGACCGCGTGCAGGTTTCCGTCCTCGCGTTCACCAACCGCGGCGATGGTGGTGTGGGTGCGCTCCCAGGTCGTGTACATCGCGAAGACCACGGGATCCTTGGCCTGCGAGCTGGGATCTGCGGCGTTGTCCCAGTCAGCCTTGGAGATGACCTGCCAGACCTCGTCGGTGAGTCCGGTCGGCACGTTGCCGTACGCGCGCTTGAACTCCCCGGGGATCTTCTCCATCGCCGCCCGCTCGGCGCGCAGCGCGTCCAGGGTGATCGTGTGCCGCCACTTCTCACCCGGCGGCGCGCAGCGGCACGGCGGGTCCGGGCACAACGCCGGCATGAACGTGAAGTACGACGCCTCGTCCAGTGGGTCCCAGCCATCCGGCGCGGACCACTCGAAGTACGCCACCCCGTGGCCGGTGTCGGCCTCCACCGCGGCACGCCCGTCGGCGACCTTGCGGTTGTACACGACCGACGACTCAGTGCCGGCGGTGGAGCAGATGAGGATCTGAGCGTCCTGGACGGTGATCATCGCCGGCCGCAGGCCCTGCTCACGGCGGTCATCGGTGTCGTGCCAGATCTCGTCCATCACGGCCTGGTGCAGCGTCTTGGAGTGCCCCGACGACGTCGACGTGGACAGCAGCCGGATCAGCGAGCCGGTCTTGAACCGGATGCACTCGTTTCCCATGCCCTCGTTGATCTCCAGGCGTGAGCCCTTGGACGAGACCAGCTCCTTCAGGCGGGAGTTGCGGATCAACGGGAACAGCTCGTCGATCCACTTGTCCCGCGCGTCCTTGCCCGTCTGGGCCGTGAACGCCGAACGCTGAGGATGCTTCCACCGTCTCGACACGCACCGGTTGATCTGCCACGACAGGAGAAGGGTGGTCTTCCCGGCCTGTCGGTGAATCGTGATGACGACCTCGCGGTACGCCGGCAACCCCGACAGCGGGTCGATCTCACCGCCGACATCGGCGACGAGGCCCTGCCACGGCATGAACGGCTGGCCCAGCTTGTCGGCCACCGCCGCCAGTTCAGGGCCGAACGTCTCCCGTTCCGGTCTTCGGCGTGTCGCGTACCGGGGCGGACAACTCATCGAGGAGGTCGTCGATCGATCCAGGATCGCTGTCATCGGCCGTCAGCACCTCGATCGCCTCGCGGTACTCGCGCCACATCTGCGAGTTGAACGGGTTCTGGTCCAACGCCGCTGCCATCGACCTGAGCGCCTGCACAGCGGCGGCGTCGATCTTCTCCACCCGACCCAGGCGCTTCAGCTCAGCCAACGTCTCGGCGATCGCGACCACGTTCGGTCCGGCGGACTTCTCGTCCCGGTGTGCCCTACGCCGGTGCGCACTGAGCCCGGCCTGACTCTTCGCCACGAAGGGGCAGTCGGGGCAGGTGACACTACGTGACGTATTGGGTAGGCCGTTACGCTCCGTATATATATTTGCCGGAGGGTCGGGTTTTTT